TTGTAAACACATCCCGACAAGGCTTGCCCGTACCGATCGCATACGGGCGTGTTTTTGTTGGATCGGCTGTGCTGTCGAGCGGCCTTGATGTTGATCAGGTACAGGCATGACACAAACTAAATACATTCAAGGTGCTGGCGGTGGCGGTAGCAAAGGTGGCGGTGGAAACAGTGCCCGAACGCCTACTGAGCAAGATGACACTCTCCAGTCAGTACAGTTTGGCAACGTTCTTGACTTGCTTTCCGAAGGCGAAATTGAAGGCTTGGAAAGCGGCAATAAAAGTATTTTTCTAGACAATACGCCTATTGAGAACGCGGACGGTACTAACAATTTTGAGGGTTTTACTGTTGTTCCCCGTGTTGGAACGCAGGGTCAGGCTCATATTCCCGGACCTTTTAACGCGGTAGAACGTGAAACAGGGGTTGGCGTCACAGTCGCAAAAGACACACCAGTCACTCGCACCATTACAGACACAGACGTTGATCGCGTACGTGTCACGCTAACTATTCCGCAGCTTCAAAGGATAGAAGACGATGGAGACATTGAAGGTCATTCGGTCAGCATAAAAATTCAAGTTCAATACAATAGCGGTGGTTTTACTGACGTCATTAGTGACACAATTAGCGGCAAAAGCAGCAGCCGCTATCAGCGTGATTATTTAATTAATTTTACCGGCAGTCATCCCGTTGATGTCCGCTTGGTGCGTGTCAGCGAAGATGAAACTAGCAGCAATCGCGGGTCGGATCGATTTCGAGCAAGCACGACAATTTTTGGAAGTTTTACCGAAATAATTGACGAGAAATTCAGCTACCCTAACGCAGCATTGGTCGGCTTACGGTTTGACTCACGCCAGTTCAACAACATTCCAACCCGTAAATATCTGATTCGCGGCATTAAAATTGGCGTGCCAACCAACGCAAAAGTAGATAAAAGCGAAACCGAAAGACTTGTTGTATCAACTGGCGCAACTGAAACGATTTCAGGTGGAATACCTGGAAGAATTACATACAGCGGGATTTGGGACGGTCAGCTTAGTAGTGACCCGGGAGCACCAGGGGGAACGGTTTGGACAAATGATCCGGCTTGGTGTTTATACGACCTGCTGACTAGCGAGCGTTATGGCGCGGGTGTTCCAGAATCGTCCCTTGATAAGTATGACTTTTTTGCAATTTCTCAGTATTGCAACGAACTGGTTGACGACGGTAAAGGCGGCCAAGAGCCACGTTTTAGTCTCAACCTGCTAATTAACAGCAGGGACGAGGTCTATAACGTCATCCAGCAGATGACAGCAATCTTTCGTGGTATCTCGTACTACGGCGCTGGAACGTTACAGCTGCTTCAGGACAAGCCAGCTGATGCACAGTATTTGCTTGGTCCTAGCAATGTCGTTGAGGGCATTTTTCAGTATCAAGGCACGTCTCAGAAAGCACGGCACACCGTTGCTTGTGTGGCTTGGCAGTCCTACGACACTCGTGGCGACATTGAATACGAATACGTTGAGGATCATGATGCTGTTGCCAAGTACGGCATTATCAAAAAGGACATCAAGGCCATCGGTTGTTACAGCCAAGGGCAAGCGCACCGTATCGGCAAGTGGACTTTGCTTTCAGAGCAAGAACTGACTGAGACGTGCAGTTTTAGCGTTGCGATTGAGAGTGGGATTATTTTGCGCCCTGGAACGGTGGTTGACATTGCCGATCCAACAAAATCCGGCGTTCGTCGTTCAGGACGGGTTAAGTCTGCAACGACGACTCAAGTCACAACAGATAGCAGCGTTGATTTAACTGCTGAGCTAGCTACTAACAATCCAAAACTGTCTGTGCTCTTGCCGACTGGGCTTGTAGAGCAGCGTGATGTTTCGACAGACGGCATAACGATTACGGGTGGAACGGCAGTCATTAACGTTGACTCTGCTTTTAGTGAGGCTCCGCCCGCTGGCTCTGTCTTCTTGTTCCAAAACGACACTGTGCAATCACAGCAATTTCGTGTCGTTTCAGTCGTTGAATCAGGCGATGGAGTGTATGGCGTCAACTGCATTGCATTCAACAGCTCTATTTACGATGCAGTGGAGCGCGACATTGCGCTAACTAATCGAGATATTACCAACCTAGACAATGCCCCTTCTGCGCCAGACAACTTAACAGGAACAGAGTTCTTATATGAAGAGGGACAAACTGTTCACACTGGTTTTAATCTTGGTTGGCAGCATGATCGCATAGACCTAAACGAGTTCAGGGTAAAATACCGACTCGGCGACAATAACTTTACTGAAGTAACAACAACCACGGCAGATCTGACAATACGAAACCTGAAAGCTGGCGTCTTAGAAGTAGAGGTCAGGGCAGCTAGCTATGCGGGCAAGTTAAGTAAGCCGGCAACCGGCAAGTTCACGTTGCTGGGCAAAACAGCGCCTCCAGGCGATGTTCAAAACCTTTCAATCGAAACAATCAGCGCAAACAGCGCAAGACTGCGTTGGGACCTGTCTACTGATCTTGACGTAAGAGTTGGCGGCAAGGTGATCATTCGGCATAGCAGTCTTACGGATGGATCAGGAACTTGGCCAAACTCTGTTGATTTTGTAGATGCGCTTCCAGGCAATTCAACAGAAGCAGTTGTACCTCTAGTTGAGGGCGAAGTTCTTGCCAAGTTTGAAGATGACACGGGTAACAGATCTGCCAATGCCACCAGTGTCCTAGTTGATTTTCCTGACACTCTTGGCCGCCTGCTGGTGCAGAACAGGCGTGAAGACCAAGACTCTACGCCGTTTCAAGGGACTAAAACCGATTGTTTCTACAGTTCGACCTTTGACGCTCTGCTTATTGATGGCGATGCAGATTTTGACTCGATCGCAGACGTCGATGCAGTCACCGATATTGACGCGCTAGGCAATATCAAATCCTCTGCAGAGTATGCGTTTGCGAATACGCTCGACCTTGGCAATGTGTTTTCACTTGACCTGACCAGACATCTTGTCACGCAGGCGTTTTTCCCGAACAACACTATTGACCAAAGGCAGGCAAATATAGATACATGGAACGATTTTGACGGTCCAGATGCTGACGCAGTAAGTGCAAAGCTCTACATGCGTAAAACTGATGACGACCCGTCCGGATCGCCCACCTACAGCAGCTGGCAACAATTTATCGGTGGAACGTTTGTGGCCAGGGCGTTCCAGTTCAAAGCTGAGCTGACCAGCAACGACGTATCTCAAAACATCAAAGTCGACGAGCTGGGTTATTTGGCAACGCTTCAGCGTCGGCAAGAGAACAGCAACGGCGCAACGGCTTCAGGTACTAGCACTAAGGCAGTCACGTTTGATAAGGCGTTCTTCACTGGTACGGCGTCGCTTGGTGGAGCGAACGCTTACCTTCCGAGTGTTGGTGTGACAGTGCAGAACCTTGGCGCTGGGGAGCGGGTCAACATCAGCAGCGTTTCTGCTACTGGCTTTAGCCTTGACGTACTGGACTCAAGCGGTAACAACGTCGACCGCAACTTCACTTACAGCGCGGTTGGCTATGGCAAGAAACAGTAGAGTGGGCACATGTTGTCCGCAGCGGACTGAGTAATGGCCACTCATGATTATGTGATCGCGAATGGGTCTGGTTCGGCGGTCCGTGCAGATTTGAATAATGCGTTAGCGGCAATCGTCAGCAATAACAGCAGTAGCAGTGAACCCTCGACGACGTATGCGTATCAGTGGTGGGCGGATACGAACACCAGCCTATTGAAGCTGCGTAATAGCGCCAACAACGCATGGATCACGATTCGATCTTTGGATGGATCACTGACCATTGCTGATGGCAGCGCTGCATCTCCTGCACTGGCGTTCACCGACGACACCAACACCGGACTGTTTTCTGGTGCGAATGATTCTGTTGGCCTTTCGACTGCTGGTGTTGAACGGTTCAATGTGACGACTGCTGAGGTTGTCGTCAACGATCCAAGCAACGACGTTGACTTCCGTGTTGAGTCAAACAATGCAGCAAATATGCTGTTTGTTGACGCTGGGAATGATCGCGTTGGCATCAACGAGGGTACGCCTGATGCTCATCTGCATGTGAACAGTGGCGGCACCAATACTGTCGCAAAGTTTGAAAGCACAGATGCTGGTGCGGCTATTGAACTGGTTGACAGCGACGCAACATCAAAAATCAATCAGGTTGGACCTGCTTTAGAGATTAACTCTGACTCCGGAAACGCTGACGCTGACAGCACCCTCAAGTTCCTTGTTGATAACAGCGCCAAGGCAACAATCGACAGTTCTGGTCACCTGCTTATAGGAACATCAACAACTGCTTCGCCTGATATGCGTCTTCAGGTTGCAGGCACTACTGATCATTCGTCTAGCGGATCTTTTATTAGAAACTCCGCAGATGCCAGCGGCCCTACCGTTGCGCTCATAAAAAGTCGAAACGCCTCACACAACTCTTTCACAGTTGTTCAAAACGATGACGTTTTAGGCCAGATCCAATTCAGGGGAGACGACGGCACAGACTATGCAACTGTTGCGGCATCAATTAGTGCAAAAGTTGATGGCACGCCTGGCAGCAATGATATGCCGGGCCGTTTGGAATTTGCCGTCACTACTGATGGAGGGAGCACCCAAGCTGAAAAAGCGAGAATTAGCAACAATGGATTCTTCAAGGCTAGTAATGTAGGCAGCTACATCGGCGCAACTAATACGTATCACGAGTTTAATAACAGCGCTAGCGCCGAAACTATTGCGCGATTTCGGGCCACCGATGGCAGCTATACCGGCAACGGATTAAGTGTTGGAGTCGTAAGGGCTTCTGCTACGGCGTATGACATCGCTC